AGCCGCTAAAGAGGACGAGTACGCTCCAAAGACTAGAACATTCAGTACAACTGGCCCAGAAAAACCTAAACCCGCTGCTCCTAAGAAAGCATCGCAAAGTTTTGGTTTGAACCCACGAGAAAAAGATTTGCAGTCAGCTTCTGAAGTAATGAAAGGCGGCCAAGCAGGTCAGCGTCCTACGCAAAGAATGACTAATGCCCCTTTAGATAAACTAAAGGCGGATAGAAAAGTTGCTGCATTTAATGCAGAACGTAAAGCTGCTGCTGAAGAACGTAAAAAAACTGCGCGTTCAACTACATCAGCAATACCGTATGACAGTGTTAATCCAAATCAGTACAAAATGGAAAAAGACCCATACGATAAAAGCAATTACAAATCCGGCGGCTCCGTAGGTTCCGCTTCCAAACGTGCGGATGGTTGTGCGCAGCGCGGGAAAACTAAAGGTAGGATGGTCTAATGGCTGATAACTTAGCGCAACTGGAAGCGCGTATTCGTGTGTTGGAAGCTCGTAGAGCCAAAGGCGAGAGCGTACCGGAACTAGATGTTCTATACGAGCAAATGGATAGGTTGACTCGCGCTGGAGCTGAAACAGCTTCCAAGTACCCGACGGGTGAAATGCCTACACCATCAGCGCCTTTACGTGCTCCCGCTCTGCCTCTTGCACGTCCAACTACGCCTGTCGAACCTACTAAACTACCGGGCAAACCCGGAAATAAAAAGTTTGGTGAAGGTATGACTAACTACAAAAAAGGCGGTTCAGTAGGCTCTGCTTCTAAGCGGGCTGATGGCTGCGCTCAACGTGGTAAAACTAAAGGAAGGATGGTTTAGTATGGCTGAATCTAAAAAGATGGTTGGTAAAGAGGTAGCGTTCATGAAGAAAAAAGGCGCTCCTAAGTCCATGATCAAACATGAAATGGCTGAAGTTAAAGCCATGAAAAAAGGCGGCGGCGTTGATGGTATTGCTAAAAAGGGCAAAACCAAAGGCAAGATCGTTAAGATGGCCTATGGCGGGAAGGCTTGCTAATGAGAGCCTCACGCGGGATGGGGGATATAAACCCCAAGAAGATGCCTAAGACCACGGTAAAACGTGATGGCAATGAACCCGTTAAGTTGTACAAAAAGGGCGGAGAGGTGTGGGATAAGCCCCGCCCTAAAGGGTTGGGTAAGTCTAAGAAGTTAAGTTCTGCTAAGAAGTCATCAGCTAAAGCTATGGCTAAAGCAGCAGGTAGACCTTATCCAAACCTTGTTGACAACATGAGAGCGGCAAGGGGAAAGTGATGGCTGACTATGACAAATCAAAGTTAAATAAATTTCTTTCGTCTAAATACAGTTCGGTGTCATTTGATGATGAGGGTAATTATTTAAAAACCTCGGATGACGATGGTGAAGTTACTTCTGATTTTAAAAAACTAAACGTCCCCATAAAGAGCGGTACTCAGTTGCAAGCCGAAACAGATGCGGGATATAAAAAAGGCGGCTCTGTAAGTTCCGCGTCCAAACGTGCAGATGGTTGCGCTCAACGGGGCAAAACAAAAGGGCGGATGGTTTAAATGACTACAACGGGCACCACTAGCTTTAGTCCTGAATTCACGGAAATAGCCGAGGAAGCGTTTGAACGCGCCGGTAGGGAGCTTCGTTCTGGATACGATCTTCGCACCGCACGTCGTAGTATGAACTTGCTGACTATTGAGTGGTCAAACCGTGGCGTAAACATGTGGACTATGGAGCAGGGTACGATCAACCTGACTCAAGGACTTTCTACGTACGCACTACCTACAGACACCATAGACTTGATGGATCACGTGATTCGTACTGGTGCCAATACTCAATCTACACAGCAAGACCTTACTATCTCTCGTATTTCGGTGGACACTTATGCGTCTATTCCAGCTAAGTTGAACCAAGCAAGGCCGATCCAGATATGGGTACAGCGCCTGTCGGGTGAAGTAAGCCCGTTAAATATTACTCTTACTGCGAGTATTAACTCGTTAGTGACTACTATACCGGTTTCCTCAGTAGCTGATCTCCCCTCTGCGGGGTTTGTTAAAATTAACTCCGAGATTATCTACTACGGCTACTTGAACGTAACTACTAACGCTCTTGAAGGGTGTTTCCGTGGACAGGCTAATACAACGGCAGCAAGCCACAGCATAACGCCTACTCCACCGCTTATTTATAACCCTAACTTACCAGCGGCAACGCTTTGGCCTACGCCAGACGGTTCACAGCCATACCAACTTGTGTACTGGCGGTTACGTCGTATGAAGGACGCGGGTAGCGGGGTTCAAACTCCAGACATAAATTTCCGTTTTTTACCATGCCTAATGGCAGGTTTAGCGTACTATATTGCCAATAAGATTCCTGAAGGTCAGGAGCGGATAGACCGCTTAAAACTAGACTACGAAGAACAGTTTGCACTAGCTGCTGGTGAAGATAGGGAAAAAGCTACGGCGCGGTTTGTGCCGAGAATTATTAGGATTTATTAATGGGTAATAAGTTTACCGCAGGTCATATAGCGATTGCTGAGTGCGACCGCTGTGGCTTTCGTTTTAAACTTAGAGAGCTAAAGAAGCTCATGATTAAGGACACGCTGGTTAACAAAAAAGTGTGTTCTAGTTGTTGGGAACCGAGCCACCCACAGTTAAAATTAGGTGATTACCCAGTAGAAGACCCACAGGCAGTACGCGAGCCTAGACCGGATTTAAGTTATTATCAGTCAGGTACTACCGGGTTGCAGATAGATCAAAATGCACCGACTACATCGCCATTGAACGATGGTATTGCTGCTGAAGGTAGCAGGATTATTCAGTGGGGGTGGAGGCCGATAGGTGGAGCAAGTGCGAACGATGCAGGGTTGACCCCAAACTTTTTGACATCCGTTGGGGTAGTGGGTAACGTAACCGTAACTGTCACATAGGAGTAGGACATGGACAAGAAAGAAGTTAAGGCAATAGCCGATAAAGAAGTTAAAGTGCATGAGAAAAAGATGCACAAGATGGCTAAAGGCGGCGTAACTGGCGAGGCTATGAAGAAGTACGGTCGTAACCTAGCTCGTGCCATGAACCAGAAGTCCACCGGAAGAGGTCGATAATGGCTAAGTTTTCTCAAAAACTTATGGGTAAAGAAGTGGGTTCCGCCGAAGTTTATGCCGAGCCGCATACGATGGAAGGTAAAGCTACCAACGTAAACACGTTTACCAAAACTTCAACTGGTTCTGAATGTATGAACGAGATGAATATTTCGGTTGGCGGTATTAGCAAGAACAACGGCAGAGAAGCCAAAACCAGCGGAATTAAAATTCGCGGTACTGGCGCGGCAACTAAAGGTACGATGGCACGAGGCCCGATGGGTTAAAGGTAAACGATGGATTACGCCACACTAAAAACGAACATCAAAGACATTTGTGAGAATGAATTCACAGACGCGCAGTTGTCAATGTTCACTAAGCAAGCCGAACAGAAAATTTATATTACGGTGCAGTTTCCTGCTATCCGTAAAGATTACACTGGGGCTTGTGTTGTGGGGGCGGAAAACATTACTATGCCCGCCGACTTCTTGTTTCCGTATTCCTTGGCTATTGTAGATAACGCTGGAGATTGGCGTTTTCTGTTGAATAAAGACACTAACTTTATTCGTGAAGCGTATCCGAGCCAAGCGGTAGCATACCGTGGGTTGCCGCAACACTACGCATTGAAAGAAGCCAGTGCCACGCTCACTACGATTATGGTGGGGCCTACGCCGGATACTACATACACATACCAACTGAACTACGGGTACTACCCACAGTCTATTGTGGACGCAGGAACTACATGGTTGGGCAATAACTTTGACGCCGCACTACTTAATGGCGCACTCATTGAAGCTTTACGCTTTATGAAGGGCGAAGAAGCTGATGTGGCTAACTACCAGAAATTGTATTTACAGGCGATTACGCTGCTGAAACTCTTGGGTGACGGTAAGTTGCGTCAGGATACGTACCGCGATGGTCAGAATAGGATTCCGGTGACTTAATATGGCTATTGACCAAGGGTTAACAACAAGCTTTAAACAACAGATTTTGTTAGGTCAGCACGATCTGACTACTGACACTTTGAAGCTGGCGTTGTACACTGGATTAGCTGATTTAAATTACGCAACTACGGTATACAACACAACAAATGAAGTAGTGGCGGCTGGGTATACGGCAGGTGGGATAGTATTAACTGGGGTTACAGTAAGCACACAAGGTTTAGTTGCTTACGTAAATTTTAATCCGGTGTCTTGGAATGCGGCGTTAACGTCGCGGGGGGCGTTGATATATAACGCGTCTAAAGCTAATAAATCCGTAGCGGTAATTAACTTCGGGGCGGATAAGACTTCGACAACTACGTTTGTTATTACTCCTCCAGCCGATACTGCTACGACCGCCATAATACGGTTACCGTAATAAGGAACGACCATGAGCCAATGGACTAGTTTAAAGATTGAACTTATTGCAACGGGTGATCAGTCCGGTCTATGGGGCGACACTACTAATAACAACTTTGAATACGCTATTGAAGAAGCGATCACGGGTTCGGGCGATGTTACGTTTGCCAGTAATAACCAAACACTTATACTTACTAATAGCAACCTGTCTCAGACAGGGCGCAAACTCCGTTTAAACCTTACCGGCACCACTGGCGGATCGACGCGCAATCTTTTTGTTCCAGCTATTCAGAAGCAGTACATTATTAATAATAGATGCGCGGATTCTATCCTTGTAACTAA